CCGCAATGCTGGCTGAAGCTGTTCCGTGGCCCTCGTGGAGTACTCCGGTACATCAGGTAGCCCCGATAGCAAGTCACCGGACAGCAACCGGCTCAGTGAGGATTGCGCCGTCTGCTGGAGGGCTGATGCGCCAGTTGGCAGCGCAGGCAGGTTGCTCGTGTCAGGGGCGCCGACCGACGGTAGCAGCCGATCCACCAAAGGTGAAGAAAGGGCGCTCGACAGAGCGCCCAGGGCCTGAAGCTGATAAATGTTCATCCCAGCGGAGTAGGGCCCGCCGTACTGCTCCAGTGGCCTCCCCAGGTTACCACCGATGAGATCGGCTATGCTTGCGGCGACCCGCTGCTGCTCCGGCGTCAGCGTCGTCACTGCCTGGAGGTCATCCTGGCGCTTGCGACCTCCCATCGAACTGCCCAGGAGATATCCGCCTCCAAGAGCCAGCGCCCACAGAGGCAGTGCCATGCTACATCAGCCTCCTCACCCTCGGGTCTGTCGCATGTACCGGATGTCGAGCCCGCGAACCTTCAGCTGACCGTCTGGCCCGCTCCAGTCGTTTGAGAGCCGCAACTGCAAGGTCCGGCCTGCGGCATCAAAGTCCACCCGGTACTTCTGCCAGTTGCTGGTCAGAGCAAGCTCAGCTGCCGTGATCCAAGGACCGCCATCGACCCGGTACTCTACCCGACACCGGCCGCCAAGCAACTCCAGGTCAGCCCCGAGCCACCGCTTCATCACGCGGAAATCCCCTGCGTGGAACTCCTTGGTGACAAGGTAGGCCGGGATCGGCTCGGCTTCGTCACTCACATTGGGGTCGTCGAAGGACACGATACGACCGTCCTTGGTCCCGATCAGGTTGACAGGAGCCCCGGACAGGAAGGTACGGTCCCCAAGCCGCATAGAGAGCTCACCAATCCGCCCGCGCAGGTCCCCGATCCGTAAGTTCTCTTCTACCTGCCAGTAGCCGAAACAGCTGATTTCATACGCCGCTCTGAGCCAGCGGTCGTACTTGTAGTTGAAGATCCACAACTTGTTCGCCCACGGGTCCGCATTCGCATCGGGGATAGCGAACCAGAGCTCATTGCGTTCCTCGATGATGACCCCCAAGCTACGGAAGGCTTCGGCCGGATTCAAGGTCTCAATCAGGCGTTCTTGCACCTTGTCGCCGATTGCCTCGACCATCCGACCGCCCTGGTAGGAGTACACCTGGTCCCAGCCGAGGAAGATGTGCTCGTTACCCAGGTTGACGATGGCCCGCGGGGCCACCGGGCCGATACCGGGGGCGAGCGTATCAAAACGGAACAGCTGCGTCCCGCCGACGTAGGTACAAAGCACGACGGAACGCTCACGGTAGATGACCAGGTACGGCCCCAATGGTTCGGCAGACTGAATCCAGTCAACCCCTTGGGACAGAGTGACCATGCCCGAGCCAGGCCCACTGAAATCCGTGTGGTCCAGCGGCGTAGACCAGGCCAAGCTCATGGGTTCATTCTCCAGATGTAAGACGAAGAGGCGCTCAGCGAACTTGCGGACAATCTTACCCTTCGGGGCGCCCGGCAGAGCAGTGACGCGGGGAGCCAAACCGTCCCACTGCATCACAGGGTCTACGCCGTTCGTGAAGATGAAGGTATCATGGATGATGTCGGCCGAGACCAGATCTCTGTCGGTACCCGAGAGCCCACCCTCAGGCGAGATATCCACCCACTCACGCTTGTTCTCGTCGTAGTAATAGACGCTGGTCGTGGTGATGCAGATCAGCCACGAAGCTCCGCTGCTCTTGTAGAACTGGTCGATATGCAGCGGTGTGCCGTTGAGCGGCAGGTTGTCCCCAACCGGCACGATCCCCGGCCGCTTCGTGAGCACGTCCGCGCCCTCAAACCAGAAATTCTCGGCATCGGCCAGAGCCCCATCTTCGATGTTCACAGCCTGGAGCCGGTAGTCCAGCCCAAGGGCAAGGGTCGGGATCGAGATACGTTCGACGGTGCGGGTTGCCATCGCACCTCACCTTCATGCCTATAACTTCATAATGAACGCCAATGCGTAGTACGGCGGGCGGTTATCCAGCGTAACAGATCCGCTTGTGCCCGTAGCGGTGTGGTGGTGCTTGGGCGATGCGGCGATCATATTGCGTGAAAAGATATCGTCTGGGGCGCCCTCGCCTGACTCCCAGTCAGTAGTCTGTAGCGAGTAGGTATGGCTGTGCGTAGTGCTCGAAGCACCGCCTGTGGCTCCGACAGAATACTCGTTACCTGCTCCGACGATGAAACGATCTCTCAGATCAGGGGTTCCGTTTTGCCCGTTGCAGAGGGCCCACCCGGGCGGCGGTGTCGTGCCCTCCCACGGAGCGATGACACCAGAAGGCACCAGACCGTCCGCTATCGTAAGGTTTTCCACGTTCCAGTGAGTTCCGGCCATGAGATCAGCCCCTCATGATAAACGCCAGCGCGTAATAGGGCGGTCGGTTGTCAAGTTCGACCTCTGCAAGAGTGCCTTCAATAGTATGGGTGTGGCCTATCGTAGCAGCACGTGTAGTCTTGTCCCCCCAATCCGCCTTGTCGACGCCGTTAGAGGGTCCCGTTCTGAACGAGACTGTGTGGCTATGCTTTGTGGTCTTGCTACCACCTGTGGCTCCGACGGCATACGAGCTGCCAGCACCAACGATGAACCGATCCCGGAGATCAGGTGTACCGTTTTGGCCATTGCACAGGTACCAGCCCGGCGGGATCGAACTGATGGCCCCGCTCCACGCTAAGACGGCCCCCTTTGGAAGCAGGCCAGAGCCAACATCCAGGTTGGAGTTATTGTAGTGGACACCATCCGCCTGGGCGGTGTAGGGAAGTTTCTTAATCAGGGCCAGAGCGTAATATGGCGGTCTGTTGTCGAGCGATGCCGCGCCACTCTCGCCCGAGAAGTTGTGTGTATGGTCTACAGAGCAAAAATGGTCCAGGACGATAGCCCACTCAAGCCACCGACCGTCACTGGCTCCGCCGGTGGTCCCTGAAACCGTGTGCTTGTGGCTGTGGCTGTTGGAACCGCCAGTAGCGCCTATGTTGTAGCTGCCACCAGCCCCGACAATGAAACGATCTCGGAGATCCGGCGTCCCGTTTTGGCCGTTGCAGAGGGCCCACCCGGCCGGAACCGCTGAAAGGGAGCCATACCACCAGATAATCAGCCCAGGCGGCACAAGGCCAGGAGAGGTCTGCGTAGTCAGGTTCCGTGTGTTCCAGTGCTTCCCAGCCATGCCTGGGCCTCCTCACGAAACCAGCGTGGTCACGAGGTCGCCGTTGTTGTTGATCGTCAGCTTGTACCGCTTCGTGCCGTCGGGAGTAACAAGGATGATGCCTTCACCGGCCTTGGTGAACTCCAGTGCGCCGTTGACCTTGTTACCCTGTTGCCCTCTGAGGTAACGGGCATCCGCCTCGTCCTTCGTGTAGTAAAGATCATGATGATCGTGCTTGCTCGGCGGGTAATCCGACGGCTTGCTCTTGATGTCGTTCCAGTCGGGCCACTGGTCAGAGCGGCTGGTCTTGGCCAGGTACTCATTCTCCCCGGTACCGTGGGCGCCCGTCTTCTTGCCCGAGTGGTCCTGGACCGCAGCCTCAATCTTCTGTTCCGCTCCCTCTGGCGTTTCCGCGCCGATCATCTCAGGTGTGATCGGGTCGTCGCCGTCCTTCGAATGCTGCTTGGCGTGTTTCACCGTCTTCCACTCGGAGCCGTCATCTCTGGCGAGCCTCACCTCGTCCGTCACTTCGGCCAGGGTGCCAGGTGCATCCGGGTCCGGTGTGGGGAGGCCGGTGGAGGGCAGGGAGAGGATCTTCGCACTTCCGGGACGGTGCTTACCGACGTTCTTCTGGCCAGTCTCGTCCTCGTAGGCGTAGTGCTCCACTGCCAGCCGTTCACGCACACCCCGAGCAAGACGCCGCATGTAGTCGTCGATCTCACGGGCGAACGTGGCATCGGTCGGTTCCCGCTCAGTCCACGGCTGAGAGAACGACATCACCTGACCCTCCTCACGAACGGGTCGAAGGCCGCGTCCCCGGTCGGCATGTTGTGCGGCACCTTGATCCATCCAGGCGTCCAGCCGTCACGGCGACGATCCAGCCTCGCCCCGACACCAACCCGACGCATCCATTCGGAGCGCCACGCCGCTGCATCTTCATACAGCTGCAAGTGCATAAACCCTTCGGCCGTCGCATAGGCGATGAGGGCGTCATCGACATTGGGCAACTCGGGCTCATCATCATCAGCGGCCATCGGCTTCGGCCAGCGGCTGTACTGCAATTCCACGGGATACGCCGCGTCCGGCACGGGCAGCCAGCGGATGTGCTGGCGGGATGAACCCTTATTCCCCTGGAGTGCATAATAACGCGGCCGACCCTTCAAGACGGTGCGGGTAGACGGGCGCATCCGGTCCATTTCCAGAGGATGCACCTCCGGCACGAGCCAGCTGTCCACCCGCACCGCTTGAAGGACCCGAAGGTCTCCCGGTAGCTCGCTCAACTCCACCCCCGGCTCGGTGTAGATGGTGGCCCTGGTGTCCAGGACCCGCCAGTCGTGGAGCCTGGCGAGCTCCAGGAGACCTTCGTTCAGCCAGCCCCTGATGAGGTCGTCCTTGTCGCCGCGCGCAATGTTACCCCGCACCCGCGCGACGAGTTCAGACAGGACCACGGCTGGCCCCTCCTTTCGCCTTAGGCAACCTCAATACCGGTAATGACGCCCTGCATCCGGCGGTTGTTCACAGTGAGGTTGCCCGCGACGACGATCTGAGCCGCCCGGTCCAACGAGCCCGCCTCGACCGGCTTCCAGTCGGTCATGTCGAAGTTGGCGAACTCGTCGGTCACCCAGGAGATGTACTTGCTGTTCAGGAAGTACATCTTCCCTTCCGGCGCGAGCGGCGCCCACGTGATCGGCCTGCCCTTGAAGCTGAGGTTCTCGAAGCCAGCATCGGCCAGCTTCTTGTTCACGATCCGGTGGATCTCCAAGAGCTCATCCTCATACGCCTCATAGATATCCTGGTGCGTGATGATGAAGTCGGGCGTGTCGTTCCCCTTGCTGCAGAGGTTGAACATGTGGCGCATGTCACGGATGCCACTCGTCGAGAACGGCCCGGTAGCGGTCATCCGCTTGTTCTGCCACCACGGATGGGTGTAGGAGTCGATGTTCCCAAGGACATCCTCGCCCGGGCCAGTTGGCTCAGTGTCCCTGACGATCTGCTGGAGACCATGCGGGGCAAGCGGGTCAGAGCCGTCCCCGAACAGGAACTGCTCCAGCTTCTCGATCAAGGACAGCCGCAGGTTCTCGATCTTCGAGTTCATGAGGTTGATGATCTGGGCCTTGCCGCGGTTCTTCTGGTCGTCAACCCAGTACCGGACGATGGACCCGCCTACGTAGCGCCACTGGTAGATGGCAACGGTCAGGTGGTCCTTGTCCACGAGGTCGAAGGTGTCGCCGCGGCCGAACGCCTTGACCGTTTCGTTACGGCCGTACATCAGTGGTTCCTCGATGAAACGGCCGCCCTGCTCGGTGCGAAGCCGGTTTCCCTCGTTCAGCCAGAAGAAGAACGGGGTCGCGTTGAAAACGTTGTCGATGACTTCCTTCTTGCGAAGCTGCCAAGTGGTCGTGTACAGATTGTCAAGCTGCTCAATCAGCTCAAGAGCCATCGGTCATCAGCCTCCGAAGCGTTTATCTAGCCCGGCCCTCCTCCACGCTTCCTCAGCCGCTTCCCAAGCACTCAACTGGCCCTTGTGCACAGCTGCCGGGCTTGTGCCCGGTTTCTCGCCGGAAGCTGGCGGTTTATTGGCCGGGTTGGGTTTGGGTGGCGCCACAGGTATCGCGGCGCTCGCCTTGCTCGTTCCCGTCGCCTGCCGTGCCGCCTTGAGGGCAGCCTGGCCCTTGGCCATGAGGTAAGCCTCTTCGGCCGTGATGCGGACCCCACGTTTCTCAAACTGCCTCGCAATAGCAATCATCTGGTCCCGGTACTGCATGAAGTCCGGGTACTTCTCCTTCGCAGCCTGGATCTCTGCCTGAGCCTGGAGCAGTTCCTGGCTCTGCGTAAGCTGCTGCACCCGAGGTGCGATCCTCGCCTCGACCTTCTGGACAACCCAATCGACGAGCTCCTTGGGGCTCATCTGAGAGAAGTCCGGCTCGGGCTCTTCCGGCAGTTCCGGCTGTGTGTCCGGTGCCTGAGACGGCTCGCCCCGGAGCGCCTGGAGGTACTCGGGGCTCATCATCATCGAGGTCAGCTGGTCGAGACGGGACCGGAGTTCCCGGACCTCGGCCATCGCCTCGTCGTACTGGGCCTTCGGCACGTAGTCGCCGCCTACGCCTTGGTCGCCTTCTTGCGTCTGGATGTCCTGGTCTTGCGGCTCGTCTCCTCCTCCGGCTGCTGGCTCTGCTCCTGGCTCGCCGCCACCAGCCGCGTCTGCGAAGCGCTGGAGGTCGAATCGGAACCACTCGCCTGCATACCGTCCAAATTCCATTCGCCTGTATCCTCCTTGGTAGACTCGTTTCCCGTCGCCTCTGCCTCAGGTGCGTCGCCACCCGTCCGCTCCTCGCCCGTGACAACAGAAAGACCCTGGCTTTCCGCCAGGGCCTTGATGGCCTGGACCACTTCCGGATCGGGGGGGCCAGCTGGGGACCCACTCTGGGCAGCGGTCTTCGTGGCTCGGTACCACCTCTGCATGGCCCGCTCCGCAATCGCCACCTCCCGACCGGTCCAGTTGCCCAAAAAGAGAGCCCGAACCCCGTGCTTCGAGGTTTGGGCTCCCTCAAAGAAGACGAAAACGCCTTTCACCATCGTTTTCACTCCAGTCCCACGGCTATCAGCCCGCGTTTTTCTGCCTCCCGTTTCAGCTGCTTTTTCGACTCGATGTAGATGGGCTTGGTGTCCAGGTGCTCGAACCACTGCGGCTTCCAAATGTGAGCGGCGAACTGGTAGACCTCCTGCCGCTCCACCAGTTCGCCGCACGTCTCGCAGCGGATGTTGTTGCGCTCCGCTACAGGAGCGTAGGCTTCCCATTCCTTCTTACATTTCGGGCAGCGAACCTGGTAGCGCGGCAACCGTCTCACCTCCTTGCTGAGCCTGTGCCAGCATGAACGCTAGCTGGCCAATCGGTATCGGACCGCCACCAGCCTGCGGCGGCACCCAGCCGGGGTGCAGCGCGAGGTCGAGGTCGATGCCCTCATACTGCGAGAGCAGATGCCGACCGAGATATTCCTTGTTGAACATCGGCCTCGGCTGCCCGTCGGGCCCAATGACCTGCTCGTCCTTCAGCGCGCTGTAGACCTCGATGGCCTCCTGCTTCCGCTTCTCGGCTGTCTGAGGCAGCACGTTATCTGGGTCGATCCGATAGGCGTACTCGCCCCTCAACTCGTCGCCAGTAAACGTGACCCAGTATGACGCGCCGTCCGGCCCTACGATCTGAGCGATGTGCTCCTCGGTCCAGTAGTCGAAGATCGTCTCGTTGATGGCCTTCACGATGTCCACCAGCACATCGGCCAGCACGTCGCGACGTTCGTCCACCCGGATGGAAGCAGCCTGCTCGACGATGGCCGCCTCGGTGGCCGTCCGGCGAGTGCTCTTGTCGTATTCGCCCAGCTGGTTCCGGCTGAAGCCGGTTATCTCCCTCATGTCCATGCGGGTCTCGTTTGTGGCCATAACGAGATCCGCCGGGATGTGTGGCTGCAAGGCCATGATGGCCTGGGAAGGTTCGCCGTTCACCTTGATCCCGATGCCCACGGCGTCAATGTCGCCCCAAAGGAGCTTCTGTAGCTCATTCTCGTCGATCATACCGTCTTTGTAGAGGAACTTCAGGAGCGCGATGCGCCGGTGGGCACGAAGCTGCGTCCGCTGCTCATTCAACTCCAGCTGCAACGGCTCCAGGTTCACGCAGTCCGAAATGCCCCAAAAGTGGTCAGGATCGGGATTGAAGACCACGGGGTGGAACGGGAACCCGGTGCTGGCGAACGGGTCATCGTCCTCGCGGAGGATCTTATCATGCCCGTCAGCGATGACGATGATCTTACCCGTCTTTGCATCGTAAATCTCCCACAGACGGACGTACTCGCCTGTCTTACCCAGCCGGTGCCGGACCGAAGATCCTGGCTGCCGGTCGACAGCAGTCGGCAGGTAAGTGAGGGTACCCTTGAGGTCCCTAGTCGCCGCACGGCTGTACTTCGGATCAGCCTTTACGTCCTCGACCGGCCGGATGATCTCATGGGCGCACCAGGGAGCCGACT